CTATTAACCATGAACTGGCTAGTAGGTTGATTTGTGTTCCTAAGACCTATAAAGGTCCTAGGCTCATTGCTGCTGAGCCGGCATCACATCAGTGGTGCCAGCAAAGCATTTTGAGTTTCATGAGTGATCAGTTTAGGCGCCACTTTCATGGTTTCTTCATTGATCTTCATGATCAACGCAAGTCTAACGATCTTGTGTTGCAGGCTTCACGAGATAGGTCTTTAGCGACTGTCGATTTGTCAGATGCTAGTGACCGTCTTTCGTGTTGGACCGTGGAACGTGCACTGAGGGGACATCCCTCTCTGTTGCACCATCTGCACGCCGCGCGAACGAGGCTCCTTAGAGATGACTTATCTAAGGAACCTAGCTTCTTGAGACTCAAGAAGTTTGCCTCGCAGGGAACTGCTACGACGTTTCCAGTTCAATCTTTGGTTTTCTTAATTATCGCCTTGACTGCTTCAGTCGAAGGCGAGATTAATTGGCCTCGGATTTGGAAACTCCGTAACCGGGTCCGTGTGTTTGGCGATGATATAATATTGCCTGCACACGGGTATGAGCGATTAGTCCGCATTATGGACATCCTTGGTTTGAAAGTTAACATGGCGAAGAGCTATGTTAAAGGTCATTTCAGGGAGTCTTGCGGGGTCGATGGGTACATGGGTTACGATGTAACTCCTGTTAAGCCCAAGACTTTAATCGCCGACAGCCCGGCTTCGTGTCAGGCTGTTGTAGACACATCCAACAATCTCTTTAATAAAGGATTATGGAATGCATCAGACAGCCTCACAAACACCTTACCTCCACGTATTCGACGTGGATTGCGGGTTGTGGCTCGACACGAGACTGGGTTCAGTGGTCTCGCCTCATGTTCTGGCAGCGATGAATCTCATCTTATCAAAAGATGGAATTCTCGCCTTCATAGGCACGAGGTCAGAGTTTGGTCATTACGTGGACCAACTCGAATTGAGACGACTGGGGGATTCCACAGTTTGCTGGATTTCTTTGCCAGCAAGCACAATTATGAGCATGCTCGGATTGTCTCTGAGCATTGTGGAATCCGAAAAACCAGAGATGGTTTTTCATGGGAGCCCCTTAACAGTGGCGCTCGCGTTACTACTATGGTACGAGGACAATCCAAATGATCCGCATCTTGAGAGAATTCTCAAAGCAGACAATCTGGAACCGGGCTTTGGCTATCATCCAAGTGATTGGGTGCTTAGCCAGCTTGGCGTCCCTGATACTCAAGTAGTATTCGCTTATGAGCTTCATATAGCGAAAGCTTACGGTTAGTTGCTGCTCTTGCGGGCAGGAAACTGCTCGTGATTGCATTCACTATTCGTGTTAAGGGTGTATGGGATTAAAGACCTGTTGTCCGTGAG